TGTTCTTCGCAAAGTTCAATATCTAAATGATAAGGATTAGATAATATTACCTGTCCAAGTGGATCTTCGTAAATAGTATCCGGACATGACGTCCGATTAGAAACCTGTTCCCAACCAGTGCATTCATCATAATACACAGGAGAGTCCTTAAATGTAATTTGAACACGATTTTTGAGAGGGTCACCAAAGTCTCTAGCGTATACTGTTAGGCCGCCGTCTGGTGATTCATATATTTGTGGTTTTTTAGTATTTTCCATGTTTCTTTCCAGTTTTTTACATGTGATACTTGACAAGTTTTTCTTTTCTTTAAACGACTAGCAATACTGTAGTCATTACCGCTAGGATCGCAACGATCTCCAAAGAAGTGTATAGGATTACCGCTAAAGTATTTAAGTACCTGAGACTTGTCACTTCCCCTAGGATATATATCAATGCCTGTTTCACCGCCAACTTCTGCGGCTAGGTCATGAAATTTGCTTCTAATTAACACTGCAATACGCTGTCTTTCGTTATTTTCTTCATCCCACTTGAAGTAATTGGTTCTTTGGTCACCAACTGAGTTTCTTCCCACTACACTGAAATTAAGCATACCTGGTCTGACTTCAATATGGTTACCATGTCTTTCTGGATATGGACTACTGGATAAAGTTTGCTCTAGTAACTCTATTAATTTGTTACTGGGTTTCCAGCTATTTTTTGCTATATGATTTCCTCGTAGATAGACATCACTGCCACTACAGTTAAAACAATATTGTGCCTGCTTAAACACATCCTCTCCTACTTGCTCTATAGTTTTTGGATAATCACTGCCTGTAACTAAACTAAAATTTGGCAATGTAAGAAAGAACTTTTTAAAGTCTGGATCCATAACCTCCCTGCTAGGAGTTATGGTTCCATCAACATCGAAAAGATAGATCATTTTATTATAGCCATAAATTCTGCACGGGCTTGTGGGTCATTCTTAAAACATCCACCAAGTTTAGTAGTAATAGTGGACGAACCAGTATCTTCTACTCCACGGCTTTTAACACAATAATGTTGTGCGTCAACTACTACTGCAATATTATCTGTTTGTAGAATATATTGCAATGCATAGTAAACTTGTTCTGTTAAACGCTCCTGGATTTGAGGACGTTTTGCAAAGTATTCTACGACACGATTAAGTTTACTAAGTCCTAATACTTTTTCGCTAGGGATATATGCTACTGTAGCCAAGCCGTCAATAACAACAAAGTGATGTTCACAGTTACTTTGAACGTTTATATTACGCTCAATCACCATTTCATCATACTTCATCTTGTTGTCTACGGCAGTGCATTTAGGAAATGCTTCGTAGTCTAAACCCCAAAAGATCTCGTTTACATACATCTTGGCTACACGTTTTGGTGTATCAATAAGACTATCATCTCTAAGATCTAGTCCTAGTAATTTCATAATATGTGTAAAATGCTCTTGGATTTGCTCGATCTTATCTTTACGATCAAGACCTGAATCTATTACAGGAGTTTCAACACCCATCTTGACAAGGTGTTCGTGGACTCGGAGACCCAAGTCAGCGTCAGTTTTTGTTTTATTGTATGCCATATTTAATTCCTTCCTTACATGGATATGGTTTATTTTAAGTGTTACCGTTGTGTAACACAGTTATTTATTAAGTGTGTTTTAATATGTTTTCCATCATAATATTACTGGTTAAATACTCTCTCTTTAATCTTTCTTGTTGAGCAGTAAGTAAATCTTTATATGCTGAATAGCGTGTTAATCTGTCATCTATAAACCTAATTAGTTTATCTTTGTGCTTAACGTAACTTGGCATATCCTGCGTCCATTTACTTGGATATTTAAACTCGTCATGGTACATTTCTGTATAACTGCATCTGTCAGGAACAATAGGAATTGCTCCTGTAAGCACTGCTTCCATTACACTAATGCCTAAGTTTTCATGCAATGCACAGCTAAAAATAGCTTTACTAGTACCCATTTTAGCATAGTAATCAGCTTTATCCAAATTCATTTTTTGAGTAATAACCATGTCAAAGTTATCTGATAAGTCTTCTGCTATTAAAGGTTGTTTATCAGCATTATATCTGTGTGGCCACATAACAGTATCTTGTTTGGGAGTATCCTGGTAAGCTACTAGATCTTTAACTATCAGCTCATGCGGTTGTCCACTCCTAATTGCCTTGTGATGATATTTGACAGGAATGTCTAAATTCTTTAGGAACATATCCCTGTGGCTGTTAGTAGCATAATAGTTATAATCGCTGCTATGGAACCAACTGCGCTCTGCATCCCAGGGCCAGGGCTTTTGCATCTTATAACCCAATATATCACTGGGATCATAAGCACCGGCGTGAACAATGGAATGCAGTTCCCAATCTTGATCCATAAGATCATTCATATATTTTACTTGGGTAATAACTGGGTTCCAAAAATCAGTGAATAGAAATTTATCATTAATTGTAGTTTCGCCAGCATCGTATAATTCAATAAAATTACATAATTGTGAACTCTTCCAATAATTAGTGTCTGTAAAATTCAAAAAAGCCCCGGGGGTTAATTTAGCATTTCGTTGAATACCATCGATTTGCCTTACATTATAATTATCTCCAGCTGCCTCCTGTAGTATCGTCGGCAGATTTTCATGCCATTGTTTTGTATATCTGCCATCAAGTGGCTCCAATGCGAATATCCAAATATTAGGTACCAATTTTGTTCTCCATGCTAAATACTATGAATTAATTATATAACACCGGGTGTTCTTATGTCAATAAAAACCATTATTCAAAATTGTGCTAAAACTAATGATGTTAAAAAAGTTATTCGGAAATATATGGAACCATATATTTCCATATATCCAACTGCTTGGCCACTATATAAGCAAGCATACCATCAGATTTATTTAAAGCAATCTATTCATCCCGTGTTATGTCCTGTGTGTGGAAGTGAACTAAAATTTGCCGGTCTAAAAAAAGGTTATCCGAAAAATTGTTCCTATAAATGTAGAGCAAATAATAATGATACTCAAACAAAATATAAAGAAACATGCCTTGAACGGTACGGTAAAGAATATGCTTCACAAACTTCTGATTTCCGCAACCAAGTCGAACAAACATGTTTGCATAAATTTGGTGTTTCAAATCCTGCTAAATCACCTTCTGTACAAGAAAAATACCAGCAAACTGTTCTAGCAAAATATGGTGTTACCAATGCATCAAAAGCCCAATGTGTAAAAGATAAAATTCGCAATTCGCATATTAACACTGGAAATTGGAAATCTTATAATGAGCTCTCTAAACTTGACCAATATAGACGGGAAGTAGAAATTATAACTAAACGTTCATATCACGATCATTATTATGACATTAATCCAAATGATTTAGAACGAAGTCGTTATGTTTATCATCTAGATCATATATATTCAGTTCAGGAAGGATTTAATAATAATGTACCTCCGGAAGTAATTGGGCATTGGACTAACTTAAGAATGATGTGGCATCTAGATAATTCTAGAAAAAATACACGTTGTGATAAAACTATCGATCAACTTTTCGAAGACTTCAAAAAATAAATTGGTTCAATAGGAATAATATAGATGGTGTTCATCTTGCATCGTCCTCTTCCTGACTACTTTCAATGTCAGTGTTAGTTGTTGCATCATCTTCAAAGTTAAACAAACTATCAAACGTAGTTGAGTTTTCCAGCTTCTTCATACGGCTTAGTTTAGCAATTAGTTTTTCATGTTTAGCTAGTTCCGCATCAATAGCATCCATGCTCTGGCCATAATCTTTAGCAAACAATTCATCACAGATCTGATTAAACTCCAAGTACTGGCTGGGAACCCAGTGATGCATTCCGCTTGGCCTAGACATAAGCCTGTTTGCCATTTGTACGGCATCAATATGCTTGTAAATATTATGTCCCATCATTAAGCAATATGCAAAACTATCCCAGCTAGTTCTACCTTCTTTGCCAATCTTGTTAAGCTCGCCGGGATCATACCAGTTAATATCTTTCCAAGTGCAACGCTCACCAATTGGACTATCATCCCAGGGCCAGGGAGCATCTTTGCCGTATGGTTCTTTTTCATCAACCATTTTAACCATGTTGTATCCCATGCGCTTTGTATCAAATACATTGTGCGTGTATACTTGACCGTTAGCTGTAGCAATAAATGGACTAGCACAATCCATGCTAATTGTAAGATCAGGATTAACGTGTTTTCTAATAGCACGTTGCATTGCTGAGTACATAACACCTTGATCTAATCTGCCTGTACCTAGGAAGTGTATCCACTCTGACTTTTGTAGCAAGTCTAATTCTTTAAGAAATAGTACACGCCTAAGACTATGGTTTAAGTTTGTTTTTTGTACGCCACCAAATGCCCAGCCATGTGTTTCATTTACCACAGGAACACAAACCTTTATAAACCAATCATCTGCTTGTTCATATGTACTGCCCTGGCATACATTTAGGAACTTTGTTTTATTCTGCCTGTGTTTAAAGAAGTAATTGTTATTAGCAATAGTTGCATCTCTAAACTCATTGTAGTTGTTTAGACCGCACTTAGGCTTGCCAGTTTCTTCGTTAATAAAGTTAAGTCCGTTTGTAGGAATATCCAGTACCATGCTGTAGTCTGCTGTATTCTCCAGCCAGTTTAATACCTTACCACGTTGCTTGTCAGTAGCTGAACACTGACCTTCAGGCTCTAGCCAGTTACCCTGCCATACACCTTTACTGATCTGGAAGCCGCCGCTGTCTCCAATTAGTGTAGTCCATTCCTTGTCGCGACCATGAATCATTCCTTCTTTAGCTGGCGCCTTTTGCATATCTAATTCGGCATGCCCTGCGCTGTAAAGCACATGGTCATATGTAAAGTACCCTTGGTTAGGGTTAAGAAAGTTTAATCCTTCAATACCATTTTCAAATTTCTTAGGAATACGGTCTGCTTCGACATAGTTGCCAGTGGCCTGTTGCTTGCTAACGTAACTACTGTAAAACCCGCTTAGTGCTGGGGTAAAGATAGCGTAGTCATGATTCTTTTTGCTTAGATCAATCTTATTTGCCATTTATATGCCTCTAATTTTTTATATTGTTTTATTATATGATTATTTAGACGATTAGTCAATATTAATCGAAATTTTACTAACATCTGGATAAGTTACTATTTGACTTTTCATATTAGGCATTTCGTCTGGACGACTTAGTAGTTCAATGCCACGAGCGGCATCTTCTAGCCGCATATTATAATGGAAACCTAAATACCAAGTTGTTTGTTTTTGCCATGGACTAATATGTAAATGGCGACCATCATAAGCCATACTTTTAAGTGAAATATAATCTGTTCTTTTATCTAATAGAATAGCGCCGCCATGGCCAATGGCAAGGCGTTTATCCCAGCCAAAGCTCACACACTTCCAGGTACCTGGCTTGTGCATATCTTTATCAAATGCTCTTGCACTGTCCCATATATTTGTAGGCGAAATGCGGTATTCGTAATTCCATTTGTATTCTTTATCCCAATATATTTCTAAGCCCAATTTATGCATAGTCATTGGCACACTAATATATGTATGACAAGGCATAATAATTGGACCTTGCCATTTCTGGTATCGCAAACATAACTCTATTGCATGGGTGCAACTATCTGTAAGAACAACATACGGAGCACCAGTGTACTCGCTAATAAGTTTCTCAAAGTCTTCTAAAATACTATAATTCATGTCCTGTAACCTGTAATGTAAACCTTGGGGTTAATCCTAAATTTGCTGCCATATGGTTTACATCACCACGCCACCAAATATAATCACCTTGTTTCCATTTTGTAATAGGCGTTTGATCAATCTCAAAATAATGACCTGACTCCCAATTTTCTACAAATACGATAATTCTAATAATATTGTTTAGATCACAATTAAACAAACTTCTGTACTTTTTGTATGTGTCGCGATGTTCTGGAAGTACTGACCCAGTTCCCATCCTATAATAGCTAGTACCAACGTCAGTAATAGGAAAAGTTTTTAATAACTCGTTAACAATGCTTTGAGTATACCATGCTTGTTCTTTACGCATGTCGCACAAGGCACCAACATAATTACCACTGTATCCATCACTATCCCACTTAGCTATATCTTCTGGATTATTAAAGTCCTCTTTCATGTATTCTAACTGGCAATGATGATTATCCCAAAAAGGTTTAATATAACCTTGACCCCAGTTATCGTGTGTTTCCGTAATGGATGACTGTGTAATCATTGTTTTCCTTACTAAAATTCCGCCATGGGTCAACAATGACACTGCCCGGCAATACTTCGCAATACATTTCATCTGCGTAGTTTTGATTTGTATACTGATATGTAGTACTTGCGTTATGCGCTAAAAGAACTATAGCTTTATACGGGCCTGGATCTGGATGTGATAATGGATCAATCATAATAGGATTAAATCCTTTTTCGTTTAAGTAGTGTGATACCAGTAAACTATAACTTCCATCTAAATATGGAACTCCGGGCTTGTATGCGATCCCGTGCATTAGTACAGGCAAGTCGTGTTCTTCTGCTAAATTTATTAAAAACTCAGCCATATTCTTTGCTTGTTTTTCTCTAGCGTTCATAATACTGCCAAACAAGTCATAACCGAGATCCAGCTCTTCAGCCATCCAGCGTAGTGCAATATTGTCTCTTGGATGACACGCACCTCCATCACCCATGCCTGCTGTCATATACTGTGGACCCATAATACGCTTTGTACTTTTAGCAAGTGCATCTGTAACTATATCAACATTCATGTGACCGATCTTTAGTGATACGTCTTGTATCATGTTTACTAAACTGAGCTTGGCACTAATAAATGTATTATAAAATATTTTAATACTTTCAGCTTCTTCATATGTACCAACAGCATATCGTGGATCATTTTCCATGATAGTATCGTAAAAATCTAACAGTTTTCTAGCATCACCAGTTTCGCTTCCATCATTAGTACCAATAATAACCATTTCAGGATTAACCATATCCCATGCAATACTGCCCATGGCAATTAAGTATGGGTTGTATATAAAGTTTGCATTGGTAATTATAGGAGCAAGTTCCCTACGAACAGTTCCTGGTAATACTGTACTAATTAACACAATTAGAGCATGACTTTCAGCGTGATTGTTAATTTCGGTGAGTACTTGCTTTACCTGATCATAGTTAAAATCTTTGTTAGGTAAGTGTGCTGTTGGTTTACTTCCATCATACTCTGGATGGTGCGGTGTTTGTACAGCTACAAAAACAATGTCTTGACCACTAACAGCTAAATTTAGATCAGTAACAACATTAATTTTATCACTAATGCGATCATTAATATCATAACCAGTTACTTCATGATTGCCCACCCACATTTCTTCGGCACAAATTAGTCCAAGTTTGCCTAATCCAACAAATCCAACTTTCATATACTAACTTCCTTGTAGTAAATTATCTATGCCGTTGTAAACATCTTGCGTAGGCTTAAATCCTAATTCATTCTTTGCTTTGCTAATATCCATAGTGCCACGCTGGGGATATTCAAAGTCATTTAATTCTACTTTAACTGATCCTGACCCAACCTTGTCGCATATATATTTGGCAACATTTTCTAGAGGCTGACTTTTACCATAACTTATGTTATACACTCTGGAACTCATTTCGGGAGCATCAAAGCCTAGGATAATTCCTTGTACGACGTCATCAACGTGTGTAAAATCCAAACTATTATCATGTCCTTTAACAATGAGTTCTTTATTATTTTTTGCTAAATTAATAAACTTGGGCAGTACTCGGGACGGATCATCGTCTTGTCCATAAACTGCGGTAGGTCTAATAATAGTATAATTATCGTGTAATTCTTTTACAATACTTTCTCCGGCCAGCTTTAGCTGGCCATATAGATCTAATGGAGATCTACTGTCGCTTTCATTAACACCAGACAACGAGCTCCAGTTTCCATACACCATGCTACTGCTGATATATGTAAAGTGTGATTCTTTGTAAAAACGCAGACTATTCATTAATCCTGATGTCATAGTTTTAATTGCTTCAGTAGGTTTACGTCTTACTGCTCTTAAGTTAGCTGCCGCGGCTAAAAAAACTACATGGCTGTATTTTACATCAGTGATAAAACTATACTCATCATTAATATCTCGTCCATTCTTCTTGTCAATAACGTCAACTAAATGGCCCTGACTTTCTAGTTTAGCATGTAGTTTAGTGCCAATAAATCCAGCCCCTCCGATTAGTAGTACAGTTTTCATGTTAGCATATGCTCCGTGGTTGCGCCAAGGTTTAGTAACAGTTTATGTTCTTCCTTGGCAAAGCGAAGGACAACAGTTGGGTTGTCTAAACCTTGGTAGCTAAATCCATCCCACCACCAATCAACATTGTAAATTAATCCGTGTTTTCCTAGCAAATTGCTTATAGCACACAGTGCATCAACTGGCGTATACCCTGCGTTTAATGCACCGCCTTCGCCTGGCTGATGATTTTCTCTACTGGTATACGTGTGTGCTGATATACTAGTTTTAAATGGAAATTCTTTTAGATTATATAGTTTTAGAGGGGCTTGCTTGACACTTGCTGTTCTGTTGGAAAGTTTCATCAATTATTACCTATTCCCAAAGATGTTTCGTCCATAAATTTTTGCATCACGCATCCAGTTGTTACTGATACGTGTGCCTTCTTTGAGAAAGCGATACTGCTTGTATACTTCGCTTTCTTCGTTATACAAGTCTGCTTCGTTATAAGGGTGTCCAAAGGTTTTACAGAATCTTAGAAAGTCCTGTAAATCATCAAAAACTTTGGTAACTTCTGGGTTCTTCATTTTTTTTATGTATCCTTGTTGTAGAATGTTAATGAACCGTTTTCACCGTCTTCGCTTATTTCGATTTGAACGTCTCTGCCTGGATAACGTTCGTTGATTATTAAGTATAACGCATCGCTAATCATTTCGCAACTTTTAAAATCAAGTTCTAGTGTATTATCTGAATAGAGTTTTTCAAGCCAACGTTTAAATTGGATAAACTCAATATCGCGATCGTCATGGAATACTTCAATCCATACCTTAAAGTGAAAAATGTGTCGATGAACATAACCTAAAAAACTAACGTCATATTCATCACCAGTCGCTAAACGCGGGTCGTCTAACGCTGCTGGGTATTTATGTAGGCCTTCTTTCCTAAATGTAACCCAGATCATTTTACTTGCCTTGTTAACACGTTCTTCTGAAGAACGTGTAACACGTTCTTCCAGAGCTTTTTCACGCATATTGCGTAAAATAAACTCATCATGACTTTCTCTACTTTCTGCCATTTTATGTCCTAATGTACTGTGGTTGAATCGAATGTAAGATTATCTAAATCGTATGCGGTAACATCTTTAGCTGAATCTGTAATAGCTTCTACCATTAATAAGAAATCTTCTTCAGTTAAACAAGTTCTGTACAAACGCATTGATTGTGCTAGTAGTACACTAGCCAAATTTAACGGTTTTTCTCCGCTGTTTATTAACTTAATAGATACTGCAAACACCTTTTGATATAAATCGTCGATTTCATCTGGAGTAAGCTCAGCAATATCCTCAATATCGTTTGTCATTTTTAGTTCTCCCAAACTCGGGCATAATAACCCTTTCCTGTGGTGTCACCACCATCGTTGTCTAATTCTTCACCGTTATATGATAATAGATCTAACATTGTTCTATCCGGAGTGTCTGTCAGACAAAACTCTAGCTTAGAAAGATCTATTGGCTCGTCTGTTACAAGTTCGTATTGACCAAAATTGCCTTTTTCAGCACTTGAACCGGAAAACACATATTCAGCATTTTCAGCACATTCTTCTTCATCTATATGTGTAATAATTATATCTTGTTCTTCTTCAAAATCATCCCAGGACTGTCCTACTATCTGGTTGCCATCTTCGTCCTCTATATCAATATACGCTCCGCTAGCCTCTGCACCCCAATGGTGTAGCAAATCGTCAAGCTCATTCCAGTGACCAAGGAACCTCTTGTCAGAATCGTCAAAGACAGGATTTTCATCGTTCTCATCCCAGGGATCATCAAACGCATGAGCAATAATGTCTTCTTCTTCTAAATCTTTCCAAAAGTCATATTGCTCTTTAGTTAATGTGCCAAGGACCTGTTCTGATCCATATCCAGATATTGATATACTGTATTTCATATTATTACTCCATAAAATCAAATGATTGTTGACTCTCTAAGAATGCAATTTCATCTTTTACTGCTAGCTTCTTCTTTTTAAGATCGTGGATCTTAAACTCAATGTCAGCTTCGGTGCTTATAATTTTTTCTAATTCAGTAATAGCGTTGTCTAGCCTCTTGTGCTGGTCGTGTAAATTAGCTATTCTATTATTACCACCAGTTTTCATATATAACTCCTATTATAATTTTACTTTAGCATTTCGTCTATTGTAACATCGTTACTGTATAAATTCAACCTTTTGTAGTTATTAAACCAGTCTTTCCACGTATTTTTTTCGTTAAGATCTAATCTGTCGCCATTATCAGCATGCCGCCCCAGCATTAACAAACTCGCTTATAAAAGAGTTGTAATAATCTAAGTTCCCTTGATGACTAAGATGAAATTCATCATCGTCTAACATTCCGTTATCATGTGCCCACTTATTCATAGGCGGGCTTTGAAATAAGGAATTATCTAAATCTTGTAATGTTAAGTACAAAGACCGGGCGCCACTGTCTTGTACTATTTTTTTAACCTGGGTAATCCATGCCAGGGTTTCTATCTTTTGACTGTGCTCGCTGTAATACTCACGCATTAGTGGAACCAAATATCTTTTACCTACCGGATTATTATTCCACGCACCACGTGGTCCTGCTGTACACCATGCTATACAATTTTTAAGTTCCCGTTGTCTAATACTGGGAACGTCTTGTAGTGTTTGGTTGAACGCACTATTCTTGTCTAATACGAGATCAATGCGTTCAACCTCACTAAATTGAACTATAATACTATCTTTACTACTTAATGGTATCTGGTCTACACAAGCATATATGTATTTGTTACCAGCACCTGGCTCGCTGTAATTTATATGATCGTACTTTACAAACTTAGGCCAGCAGTAATCGGCACTATAACTACATCCAACTATGTATAGCATAAATTGCTACTCTACTTCTTTTCTAACTCAGTAATAGCTCTATTTAATCGAAAATGTTGATCTTCTAGAACTTTAATGCGCGAATTATTACTCATACTTGGCCTCTTTATACTTCGTATGTTGATCTAAAATATCATAATCACGTTTATGTAATCTTAGCAATGATACATTTTTTGAAAACATTTCATCTAGCTTGTTGCGGATTGCAAGTTTATCTTTATTATTGGATGCAGGATTAACTGGTTCAGTATAATTATCAAAATCTGCAATTCCGTTAGTGCTTTTAATCCAAGAAGCTAGTAATCTATAAAACTTTTGGGGATTGGTATTTTGCAAATAGATGTATTTTAGATTTGTTGCGTTACCTATAAATCTATGTTGATACTCTGTGTGATCATCAAATACAGGATTTAAAAATATAGTTTTAATAAATGTTTCATTATCTAATAAATCTATACTAATATCACGTTCAGACATGCATTGTGCGAGTCCACTTATCCAACGTTTAATTGGATCTCGGAGTACAGATAATTTTTCAATATTAGGTGATTCAGCTATAGGTACTATAAGATCTTCCGGTACATCAACCCAATGATTATCATCCAATACTTTTTGTATAAAACTACTAGCATTTTTAGGTATATTAATCCACGCATACTTTAGCGTTGGATTAATCTTCATTGCGTAATTTTTGGGCCGAAAGAAATCTGCCATTGATTTTACTATGGTTACTTGGTTTGTGCTGGTAACAAATAATCATAAACTGCTAATCCGCTGTCTACCGTAATTTGCGTTACGCCGTCATCACTGATCTTGTAAGTGCTATCACCACTAAGGCTCAAAATCTTACTTACTTGATCCACTGGCCATGCCCACGCCTTGGATAATGATCCACCAACATCATGCTGAAATACAAACTCACCAGCGTGTGTACTTGCATCACCAAACGCAAACTTAAGATCTTTGCCTTCCGACTTAGCAATAAAAACACCTTGTTCGCTGTTAGCTGATACCATCATCTTTAAACGTGCGATACTGGCCACAGTAGGTACAAAGTCAACACCCCATTTAACTGAACGCATTTGTACAGTTTTAAGTTGATCATTAACAATGTCACTACTCATGAAACGGTAATCGTTTTGGAAGTCTCCAGATTTGTTTTCGAAGTGTAGTCCAACTGGCACAGTTTCGCCATTGCGATCCTGTGAATTGATGCTGACTACAGCATCTTCTGCGTACTCCGGGATACGCAAAATCACACCTAGTTTATCCAAGTTAGGCATACCAAACGTGCCCATAAACTCAGCTACAGGGTTGTGGAACTTTCCTTTGAGAATAACACTTCTGTCTTCTGCAAGTCCTTCAATACTAGTAGTAGTATCATCTCCTGTAACTTTAACTAAGTCAATAAACCCTAGATTGTGCGTATGTTGCACAATATCAAGTAGAAAATCTTTCATAAAATAGTCCTTTTTGTATAAGTGTTATGTGTAATTTTACAAGGTAAAATTAGGTTAGTCAATAACTTTTATTGGCTGGATATGTGTTTTTCTATACTAGAAATCATAAACTGGTACTTAGGATCAAGGTTAGCTTTAACATTTAATAGCCAACCCACGTTGTTTCCGTTTCCGTAACAGCTTTTTACGTACTCTTGTAAGTCAACTGGCCACTTGACATGGGGAATAAATTTTGGAATAAACTCTACTTCTGGCCCAGCCAGCTTTTGGCTAGTCAACGTGCCTGTCTTTTGCAACATCATAAAACTCCAAACGCCGTCATTTACAGTCCCAGTTTCTAAAATATCAAAGCCCAATCCAAACATAACGTTGGATATCAAACTTCTTGTGCCCAAACATCTAAAATTGTTATCCATTAGCTCTAGGCTGTATCGTTGTTCACAATCATTGTATGAAATTAAGAACTTACCGCCTGGTCGTAGCTTATCAAACACTAGTCTAGCGATATCTTTGATAGGATCCAGCGGCATGTATTCAAATTGATTAATACTAGTAGCAAATCCCACGCAATTATCAGGAATCTCACTGACATTTCTATACAGTCGTAACCTTTTTTCAGCGTAGAACTCGTTAAAATGGCTCTTTACAGCCTGTGTAGTAAGATCGCTTTGTGATATACAATACTGCGGCTCAGCAGCATTCATTAGTATACTGAATCTACCATCGCCTGGATTTACTTCTAAACTAGGATACTGCCAAAATGTATTTGCCTGTATATGTCCTTCAACAACTTCACAAAACTCTGCAGACAAATATTGCTGTCTTTCCACAGTTTCAAACCCAGCAGTAGGATTATTTTCATATGCTTCATAATCCCTTTGTAATATCCGACTTTCTAAACGTCTTACATTAGCTGATAAGTTATCGTTTAGTCTCTTTGCTGATTCTGTATATTCTGAATATGCATTTTGTAGAGCATTAAGTTTTGCAATAACATCATCATGATATTCTTTATTTTTCCACTTTATACTTTGATCCTTGATTAATTGCTTTTTGCTTTCTAACTCAAGGTCAACAGAAAGTTTTTGTAATTGTCTTTGGTGTTGATCCAGTAAACTGTGTTTTTGATGAAGCCTGCTCATGCTATTATTTATATATGTATATTACTCAAATGAGAATAACGTATCAAAAGTGTTGTTGGTTTGTGTTTTTTCCTTGATGTTCCAATTTAGATCGCCTAGTAAGTTATCAATCTTTTGATCTACAATAGCTTCTAACATAGCTTCGTTGTTAAATGGCAAATCCTTAAACCACTGTGGCAGTGTTGTTTCGTCCGTAGGATATCCTACACTTGTATAACCCAGTGGATTATCTTTAAGTTTACACACAATGGTTTTCATTCCATCCACAATCTGTTGACTGTAGTTGTCCCCATTAAGTTTGCGTAGGTAATTCCAGTTCATAGCCGCTCTAACGTGTCCTGGCATATTAGTCTTGCCTTCACTGTTATGTTTAGCTGTAAATTTAGTTAAGTTATTAACACGTTTAGGAGTGCCTTTTTCCCAGCCCGGACGATCCGTAAACTCATACTTAAACTCTTTAATGCGTTCAATAATAGTCTCTGGATCTTTGTCTGTTAGTACGTCAAGTAATAGTTCACCCAGGAAGTCCTGCATAAATGCTGGCGTATCACTACGCTTAAGATCTAGTCCCATTGCTTTAACTTTGCCAGGTTTGCCTTCCGTGTCACTACGATAACCTTCAGTATCAATAACAAGTGCCGCATAACGTTTCTTGGTAATAAACAGTCCTTTAGTTGCTACAATCTCTCTAGCACCTGCCATAATACTACCCAAGTTACGTGGACAATGAAATGCTTTCTCCATGTATCCAGCAAACGTTTCGTTTACTGCTTCTCCAAGTTGATCATACAAAGAAATACATTCTTCTTTGCCCCACTTCATCTGACCTTTTTCAACTTGTTCCTTTATCACAGGCCATGCACTAAAGTAAACTGAGTCAGTGTCTCCATAGATAACACATTCCCCCACGTGATCATATTCATCAGTAAGCAGTTTGTTTACTTGTGCGCTCATGTGTTTTGCAATACAGCGTCCTGTAAGTGTAGTACTCTGTCCAATACGATGATCATGGAATCTACAATATGGATTAAGGATTGCACCATACAAACTGTTCAAGTTAATCTTTTTAACTAACTGTCTCTTATCCCAAAACTCACGCTCACTGCCTTCTGCTTTTCGCATCTTTGCTTGAATCTCTTGACGTTCTGCATACCAACGCTCCAACAGCCCAGGTATAATCCCCTGTTTTTCATGTGTTAGTATTGTTCCGTTTGCACTTAATATCCAAGGATTATTGCTGTCAAAAACTAGCCTCCAGACATCCGCGGCGCTCAGTGTATCATTATCGCCATCTTCCCAGTCGATAGTAATTTCAGTGCCTGCTTCCATGTTCATAACTGCTTGATATTCTTTACTACCAAACTCGCCTTCCCAGGCATCTGCCCAACTTTTCTTATCTGATAGTTTTTCCTTGATAGCATGATCAGTAATTACTGGCCTAAGCTGACCAATTATTGTTTCTGGCGCCATGTTAAGAGCTCTAATTACACTGGGATACAGACTGTTTAAGTCAATACTACCAATCCAATCATGCAACCCTTTTTTAGGATATGCTACATATGCACCAGCAGCTTTATTGTGTTCGTCATCGCTCTTCTGTTTGTTAGGAACAACTAGTCCTTGCTCATGAGCGTGGTTAATAATAGCCTGTTCTGTAAGTGCAACCGCACCCATTGTTGTTGGCAATAGCACTGTGTTTTCATGGGCTAGCACATTAGCTAGGTCAATAAACTTGAGCTTATCGTCTAACTTTTTAAGTAGCAATGTATCTTGTCTGTTGTAGTCAATAAATGTATAAAAGTCTTGGTTGTATAATTGATCCAAGGTCCCTTCATACGCAACTTTGCGCTCGCCAAGTTCGTATTCACCAATGGCATCCAAACTATAACTATGCATTTCATGATACGTATACTTGCGGTATAATTGCATATAGTCTAAGTGTTGTCTGCCAATTAAATCATATGTAGTTTGTTCCGATCCAAAACGTTCAAACGTGCGCTTCTTAGGATGCTGCCCCCATAAACAAAACTTGCGTGTATCGTCTTTGCTTAGTACTCTGGTAATACGGTTAACAGTATAAGGAATATCATATCCTTCGCTGTTCCATCCACTTAGGATATCTGCATCATCAATTAACTCTAGGAATGTCTTTAGTAGCTCTGCTTCAGTCTTAAATAAAAATGTATTGTCAAAGTCTGCTATGCTTTCCTTAGCAGACTCCATGCTCATGCTTTTGGGAGGTATTGCTAATGTTACAAGTTGGCCAGTCCAGTCCATTTGAACTGTGATAGCAGTAATCATATTAAAGGGATCATCAGGACTACTGTATCCACGCTGTGGATCAAAATCTACCTCAATATCAAAAAACGCTGTTTGCAACTTAGGAGAATCTACACCCAGATAATTCTCTTCTAAACAACGAAATACTGGATTAATATCACTTTCCCAGATTCCACTTCCGCCATGGATCCTTACTTCTTTGTGGAACTCTTTGCCGTTGCGTGTGCTAAATCTGCTTACGGGATTTCCGTAGATTGTTTTGTGTTTGCCACGATTATCATTGTAATAAAACGTATAGTTTGCTGGAAACTCTCTGTATTCTCGCTTTCCATCTATACGTTCTACTGCATGAATACGATCATGATCTCTGTCAAAGTATGCGTCTACGTAACTCATTCAAATACTAATCCCACTATATACACTATTGTAAGTCCTGTATTAAGAATAATCAAGCTATTTTCTCGCCATAGGAATCCTACAGCCGCCCATATTCCATTGCTAATTAGAAACATCCACAGATATAGTGGGTAGATGTTAAAGGCCGCGGCAACAGCACTTGCAAGTATCATTGTAGTGCCGAACCAGGCTAGGACTTGATAAGGTTTGCGCTCTGTCAATTAAGTTTACCAACAGTGGCCAGAATGTTTTCCAATGCGGCAAGATCTTCGCTATGCTTGGCAAAGTCTGCTTTGTATGCAGTCTTAACAGCTTTTTTAAGTACTGTTGGTTTAATCTGCATTTCTTCCGCAATGGCTTTTACTGTATCGCTAAGACCTTCATTAAGATCGTCAACTTCTTGTAATACAGTTAGGCCTTCGTTGATTAATTGTGTTAGTTTAGCTTTTTCTTCGGGATTAAAAACTCTATCGCCGTCGCTCATGTAATACTCCTTTACTATTATGTCTTATTATATAGCTTGATAGTATTAATGTCAACCTTTGGGATAGACTTGCTGGTATGGAAACTCGTATACTTTTAGTATATGAGATTCAGTGTCTTCAAGCATATCTTTAGATTTGATCTTCGTTCTTTCAAACTTACCCTTAAGAGACTTGCCTCTCATTTTAGATTTTCTAGCCTGACTTAAACTTTCTTTCATGCTTTTAATAAACGGGAATCTATATAATCTTTGTCTGTCAGACTGTCTAATCCACAGGGTAACCATCTTATTACCATCGTACTTGGCTATAGTATGATATACATATACAAATTCATCTTCCGGAATACCATATATTGGTGTACCAAGGAACTCTTTGTTGGTTATAAAACTAGCATATATGGCAAAAAATACTAGGGGAACTACCAGATATCGTTTCCAATTTGTTTGTATAACTAAAGGTGCTAAAGCGACAACTCCTGCTAAAACCCATATTACTATTAGTATAGTTGTATTTAGATTAAATTCAATCATCCTCCTATCCCGTTTGGTTCGTAATTATACATATGAGGTGGCCCATCTGGTTCTAGATGGCTATGATTATCTGGACGGTCACTAATAATATCTTCGTTATTAACGATTAGTTCACCTGTTTCAGTTACAATAGTACTGCCATCGTCGCGAACTTCAAATGCAAATACATGTTGTTCGTCACCACGGCCAGTTAACGTTAACTTTTTTGTTTCTAATACTTTATAAGGATTAACTTGTATTAATTCAATGCTAACATCTTCAGATTGATTTTCTTCCATATAACTCCCAGTTAGTGCATAAAGATGTACGCTTGCTGTATATACCCTAGGGTCTTTGCCACGTATACTTACAACTTCACGATTTTCATATATTCTAATAACTCTACCAGTATCCTTGTCAATGTATGAATCATTGCGCTGACCTAGGTCGTCTCTGTCCAAGTGCATTAAACCACGATCACGTGACCTAAAACTTACAATATGTCGCTTATCGTCCATTACCCACAAGTCAATATCATTGGCACTTTTTTCTTGCCAACTCAAGATAACAAAGTATTCAGCTGTTGCATCTATGTCTTTTTTCTTAGCAACTGGATTAATTAGCAAGAACGCTAAAAAGAACATTAACGTAACGCCTACTAATAAGTTAAAAAGTAAATCTATAAAACCAAAACTAGACTTATACCTAATTAGATTAGGAGTCGCCATCGTCTTTCCAGCAGTTTTCTAATATAACCAATTGTACTTTAGTTAATACACTGCAAATTAGTCCAACTAATGTAGTACTTAAAGCCGTACTCATACCAACAGCCATTTCACTGATAGCTTCTTGCACACTGGCTACGCTCTTAACATCTAATCCTATAAAAGCATGGTTAAGCATTAATAAGAATCCGGCAACAGTTCCAATCATTCCCATTGTAATCATTGCTTCACTTGAAAACCATGCATAGTTAGCTAGACGTCTTGTTTTTACAACTTGTGTATATTTACTCATGTAACCAATTAGTATTTGAGTGCTTATAAAGACAGTTAGAATTAGCATACTAATTTTTGTAATGTCTGCGTTGTATAGAGCATGTAACCAGCCAAGTTCAAAAAATACAACTATTGCGAAAATACTACAAACAAACTGAACCCACCATTTCAGAAATGGCCTATTTAACCCTAACATTATGATTGTCCTTTTTATACTTCAGCTAGAAATTTTTGGAACGCTTGATCCACTTCGGATCGTGGTGCATATGAACTCACTGGGAGTTTTGCTAGCTCTACGTAGAATTGCTGAGGATAAAACCTTCCGTTGTGTTCAAATCCGCCATCTTTTGTTTTACGATATACGGAGTAGTCGTTCTTGCGTGAGTCATTATCGTCATGCACTGTGTTTCCAAGTGCATATACGACGCCGTCTTTTTCTACAGTGTCTTCGAGATCAAAGTCGCGATTAGCTACTAATTCCATACTAGAATTTTCAAGCATATCGATAGTTTTACGTATATCTTGTGCAGTCATAACGCTTGTATTTATTAAACTATTTCAGGAGGATGATTGTTTTGGTTGCATAATAGTTTTTTACACCTTCATATAATTCATGAAGTAGCATTTAATAATTCATCCTTGGTAGCAGTAAAGTTACTTTGCTTCCATTGTGTTTTTAATTGATTAAGTATTGCACCCATTTCTGGTCCAGGCTTCATGCCCTTCTGTATTAAGTCATTGCCTGTTACTGGAAAATTAGGTACGTTAGCAGTAGTCGCATGGTCTACCATATCGCTTTTACCTTGTAACTCTGCTAGTGCTGAAATCTTTTCCTTGTCAACTCCGTCAGCAATCATATCTTCTACTTTTTTTGTGTCAAGTGCATTGTTCTTATTTTTAACTAAAAAATCTAATAATACTGCCTCAGTATTACTTAATCTCCACCGTTTTGCTATATCCACATTGTTGCCCATTTGTGCTAGTGCAATTATAGGATTGCCGTTATCTTGTATTTTATTTAAATCGTTTGTTGCTAATCCAATAACTTTACTAACACCTGTTTTAGTCATATTATCTAGAACATTAGCAACATTGTTACCAGAAAGTACTTTGCCCATTTCTTGCCAAATACGTTCAACACTTATTTGTGTTAAACCTTTTGCATGTGTAGTAATTGCTTTTAGTGTATCATCGTTCCAACTAGGTGTTGATAACCTTCCTTGGAAACGGAAGTAACGTAATATACGTAAATAATCTTCTGTAATTCTTTTCTCTGCATCACCTACAAACTTACTTACTTTATCTTGTAAATCATCCATGCCGCCAAAATAATCATAAACGTTACCGTCAACGTCCATGCTCATAGCATTGTATGTTAGGTCTCTGCGTTTGGCATCTTCTTCCCAACTACGTACAAATTCAACTTCAGCATGTCTGCCATCAGTTTCTATGTCTGCTCTTAGTGTTGTGATTTCAAATGGTTCGCTATCTATAATTGCTGTAATAGTACCGTGTTCTAAACCTGTTGGCTTATGTCTGATATTTGCTTTATCAAGTATAGCAATCATTTCGTCTGGAGTGGCGTTTGTCGCAAAGTCAATATCTTTAGGTAACTTTCCTAATGCAATATCTCGTACTGCACCACCTACTATCCGCATTTCGTAATTATTGTTTTTGAAGACTTTGTCTAGGAATTTTATAGAAGGAGATATTATTGGCTTTACGTTTAACCTTTCTTCGTATATAACAACTTCATATAATTCATGTAGTAGCATATACGTATTTATTGACTACGCATACTTTGTTTAATCGCCGTCTACATCTTGGGGAGGCTGTGAATACATATGCGCTTCTTCAATAGCGTCCATAGCCTCAGTTAATTTTTTATTAGCGTCAGCAATCCATGCACTGTCGCCGCCTTCACGTTCTACCATCTTACTTAATACACCTGCTTCTCTTGTGATCTTTAGTAAGCGGCCCATCATGTTAAACATTTTTTGAAAACTGTCATCAATAGCCATTGCAGAACTTGTTGCTTCTTTAACAGCAACGTTGATTGTGTCTAAGTCGTTACCTTGTGCTGTCTCGCTCTTCATAAAATCACTAAAACGTGATCGTATGTCTGACTCAACTTCTTCAGCTTCTTGAATCTTTTCACCTTCAATATCTGAAATAACATGTAGTAGACTGGCAGTTTCGCGAGCACCAGCAACAGCCTCGTCTGCTGTTTGTTTGTAAGGAGTACTACTCTCTGTAATAACTTCTGATTTATTGGACGGTAGTTCCCCACCAATCTGGTTAATCTTTCTTACTAGTTCTGTAAAGTCGCTCATTATTTTTTACCCCAATCACTAAATTTACGTGTTTCTCTGCCTAGGTCTGACTCTGTTTTTGAATTGTTAACAATCGGCTTTCCACCACTGGACTGACCGCCAATTGGCTTAACTGTCTTTTTAATACCTATACCTTGTGCTTTTAATTGCTTGTCCGTTTCTGGGTCACTTTGATCTAATGCACTTTGAAAGTTTGGATCGTTTGCAGGATTGTCTGTTTTATCAGCTGTCATACCAATATCAGGCTTTGACTTAGGCAGTACTTTGTCCTCGTCAGTTTTATCTTCTGTGGCAAGATCAAATGCCATCTGACCCATCTGTTCTGCTTCGGCTGGTGCTTCATCAGCCATTGGACTCATTTCATAATCTAGACTGTGGTAAACACTGCCTATGCAATCAGCGGCTTTAGTAATCTTGCTCTGTTTCCAGCCTTCGATTCCTTCAGCTTCACTAATATTTTTCATCATGTCGTGTAGTTTAATAGCATACTTGGCAATCTTGAAAAGATCTGCTCTTGCCATCTGAACTTCATGATCTGCTTCACACTTGCTGGCTAAATCACCGAGCTGACCTTCAGTTAAAACAATTTTATCAAGTTTGTCTAGTATATCTTTCATTTTATTATCCTATTCACCGGAAGAATCATCGTTGTCTTGTGGTAGTGTTTTAATTTTACCGCCGCCTAACCATTTTGGTAATTGTGCAACAACTTCACCACCTCTAGGATCGTCTGGTTTTAACAAATTCTTTGTGCCGCCTAGGATATTTTTTGGAGCTGGTTTTTTCTTTGTAGGCTTTGGCGGTGCATTCCGTTTTGCTTGTACTGCCTGCTGAAGTCTTGTTATCATTGCTTTTTTCTGATCAGGTGTTGCCTTGTTATATACTGATTTAAATGCATTTTTTCTAGTAGGACCGCCTGGCATGTCTGTTCTAATTTTAGGTTTTGCATTGGACGTATTATTAATCGGATCCATGCCAGTATTACTGTATTCTGGATTTTGTTTAACTGATGGTCCTGGTTGTTTTACTTTACTACCTGGAGTAGATGTTGACATTCCTGCAGCCTTCATTGCGGCTCTAGTTTTTGGACCCATGAGTCCGTCTGCTTTAATGTTAGCACCTTGTGCAATAAGTTTTTTCTGCAACGCCAGAGTTTTGTCATAATCTCTTGTATTAGCGGCAGTTGCTTTAACTGTAGGTCGTTCTGGTTTTACTTGTTTAACCATCGCATCCATATCACCTGCAGCACCAGTTTTTGGTATGATGGGGTCGATATTAACACCGGGTTTTGGATCCTTTGGGGGAGCCGCTTGGGCTTCTTTATCACCAGTACGGAACCTTTTTCTTCTTCGTGTATTTAAATAAGTTTTTTCAGCTTCTGCCGCTTCTGCATCTTGAGCATCTTGCGCATCTCGACTATCAACAGCGCCTAATGTAGCTTTGTTTAACTGATCACGCCAATCGCCACCCCAATTAAAACCTGACCAATCACCTTTATCATTCCATTTAAACCAATCCGATGTTTTAGATTGTTTAGTAGGTGATTGCAATGCAGCTTCCTTTAACTTGTTAACTGCATCTTTTTTGGTAATTGAGCCTTCACAGTAAGAAATAATAATTTCTTGTTCTTCAGTTAATTGAACTTCCTGTGACTGTTTAAATTCTGTAAATTTCATTGTATTATCCTTGCAAGATTATAATTTATAGTGGTATTTATGCTAGTTAAACTCTTTTAACTATACTTCCCAAGATGTTATCGGCTACGTCTAGTGCGTTTTTAGCTGTGCCGTCATTGTTTTTCTTTTGCGGTGCTTTTGGTATTCCGTTTTTATCTCTCTTTAACTTTTGATGAGCTTGCACAGGGTTAGCAACACTGGCAATATTACCTGAGCTTGTAGCGCATGCACTAGCTGCTTCCTTAATAAATTCGCTTGCTCTCATATTTTAAATACTCCATGTTCATGCTCAATTGGCTTGTCTTCTATATACAACTTACCCAGTGTAAATTCAGCATTTATGCCCTGTATATTAATAGTATTGTCGCCAGCTGGCAAGTTAAGGTCATTGTGATATCTATAGTGGCCTTTTTCATTTTTTGGTACAAAGTAAACACGTTCAGCCATGAGTTCTCCGTTAACGAATATGCGATAACTTGGGTTATCTTTCCACGACTCTGTGTACATATCACAACTTAATTTCATTAAAATCCTCCTAACATTAAGTATTTAATTATAGCACTACAACCTGGTGTAAGTAGCATTATTCCCATTAGGCATAGTATCAATAATATCTTGTTAAAATATATACGATAACTTGGGTTAGATTCCCATNATTTAGTAAATATTTCACAACTTAGTTTCATTATCTTTTCCGCATGTTAAAAGCAAAACTTACNTGGCGTCCCAATTGCGTTCCACGTTTTCTTTCAGCCGCATTNCCACTCTTTCTCATTTTAGTAGCTTTAGCTCTTAAACGTCTTAGTTCACTTTTACTTAGTTTATCNCCAACTCCCTTGCCTAAATACTGGCTTGCTTTTCTCTTTAGACTACCTGGACGACTACCTGGTTTGGCACGACCTTTAAAATCTTCAATAATACTTTCCAACTCTTCCATGCATTCTTGTAACTGCTCATCATATAGTATCTCCTCGATTAGATTTTGTTCTGTTAGATTCTTTAGGGTTTTCATAAAAGTGCCTCCCCTTAGTGGATTTTTTAATTTTTAATTGTCTATGAGGTGCAATCGGTACAGATAAACCACTGCTTATCGGTACACTAATACCGCCCCTCTCATTTATTTTTTCCTCTGCTAACCCTAGGTTGCTTAGAGTATTTGGGTCACTATTTTTTAATGCCTTTTTATGCAATAACGGCGGCTTGCCGTTCTTAAGTTTAGAACCGAATTTTGCGGCTTCTATACTAGTTTGATTAACACCTACATCTTGTGTAGTATTAACACCTTTTACTATTCTGCCAACGCCTTCTTTAATCATGCTTTCTTTTACTGAAGCTAATCGTTTTTCTAAGTCAGCTATTTTATTCTTAAGAATGATAATATCTTGTTCTGATGTATCTATCTCAACATCCTGTATGTCATTTTCTGTGTCTAGACGATCAATGTTTTTAATATTCTTTTTCTGTTTTAAAGAATCTTGTTGCATCATTCTAATCACAGCTGATATCCTATCTTTAGCCATGGGAAACCTAACCATTGCCTGGCGAACTGCTGGTCTCAACTCTGGTGCTATATCGTCTAAATCAAAATCTCCGTGTGGCTTAACATCAGCTTCGTCAACACTTACTGGATTAGTGACATACTTTTCGCCTTTAACGTTAGTTTGATATTCTTTACCTTTGTGAGAAAATTTACCACCAGCACCGCCGTGCTTTGCTCTAGATTTCTTAAATGCAGTTCCGAACTCTGAATTACTATCAGGACTGGTAGTACTTACTTTACGTCTTTTTACATTAAAAGGAGCATCGATGCCATCTCTGTCACCAATGCCTGCTTTAGCTGCACCATACCATGGCGACCAGCCGCCTTGACTAGCTTTGTTCATTGCAAAGTTAATCTGTCGTTGTAATCCTGACAAGGTGTTATCTTGTGTTAAGTCTACACCATACTCATTTTCATACTCGTTGCCTAGGCCGCCGCCGGTATAGAGTTGGAATGGTCCGTAGCTTGCTTCTTTCCCTCCCATACTACCTTTGCCTTTGCGTGGTATTTGACTCTGGTAGCTCATACCGCCTTCACTTTTCCATACACGAACTGCGACATTAGGGTCAATGCCATTCTTTCTAGCACTAGCACGTATCTGTTTTTCCAGCCATTTTGCGTCTGCCTCAGGAGGCAACGACAATGCTTCGTTATACTGCTTTGTGTACCTGTTTTTCCATGCTTCTGTAGCTAACTTAATGTTACTAATAGCAGTTCGTTTTACATCTTCACTGAGTGGACGCTGTACATCTAATGCCCAAATACGCTTGGCTACTTCTTGTATGCGGTTATAGTCTTGTTCCATGTTATGGAATTCTGTAATTTTACTTTGCATAACATTGTGTATGTTTGCGTCATACTGACCATACAAGTCTATGATCATTTGCTTTTGTGTTTTTTCGTCTGCCTTTGCAAAGTTAGCACGTAACTGTGTAGCACTACGCATTGGTTCACCTAGCACGTCAAAGTCTAGAGTTGGAACAGTGGTAATATAACCATGTTTGTCAAATGTCGCTAAATCTTTGCCTATGGGTTGGAAGTAACTGGGAGATCCATCTTTTTTAGGTTTAAAACTAAAACGTGGATCTTCATCCATATCTTTTTCACTTACTGCAAATACAACAGCGGTGTTGGCAGGATCAAAATTTTCTAATATTTCCTGGGCTTGATATGGATTTTTAGTTTGCACGATAGCATTAGCGGGAACGCCAGCATGGACCATCATCATTTTTTTCTCAGCAAATGTAAATGGTGATTTTGGCGGTCCTACTTTGTCACTGGTAGCAATATAAACATTCTTATATTTGGCTTTTAGGTACTCATAGACGCTTACATGACCCTTGTGGAAAGGGTGGAAACGCCCTGGATATATGGCTACAACCTGTTGAACTGCTTCACTAATACGCATACTAGTATTTAGCGTTATATGTTTTCAAGTAACCAAATGTATACTGGGCTTGAAAACTCCATGGTCCAACGGCTGTTCCAACTAATCTGCATATCTTCACGTCTAGGGTTAGGAAATTCTTCTCTGTCTTGATCTAAATACCAGGGCTCGTACACATCTATATAAGAGGTATAATACGGAATCATGCCTAGTTCAATGTCGTCAATATTAATACTGTTAACTACTAAGTTAGTAGACTTAATAGGATCATAACAGTGTCTGTCAAGTACTACGTCTTTTTTATAGTCCCTGTTGTAGTAGTCAATTACTAATTTGTTATTACTATCGTCATCTAAACCAACATTAAGTTCTATAACCTGGTTTCCTTTAATTTGACCGTTAAAATGTTCATGGTCATTAGTTAGTATTTTGCACTCAGGCCATCTATCATCAAAACCGTTACCTGTTATGTCTATTTTAAAATCAACTGTTTCCATTTTTATAAACTTCCTTTTTCATTAGGTCAATGTCAGGCTTAAAGCGATGATACCCAACATGACCAAGATCAATGCTTAAATCTGCCCAAATCTTGCCACCTAACTCTCGCCACTTTCGACAAAAACTCCAGTCTTCTGTTAAGTAACGTCCACTACTATCAATAGTACAGTTAAAGAAGTCGTATTGGTAGTCATCAAACTCAGATCCTAACCCAATATCATCGTTATACTTTGTTGCACCATTGTCGATCATTGTTTCAAATACTGAACGTTTAATAAGCAGAAATCCTGTTCCCATTGTTCCTACTTCAATTAAATCATTGTCAAGATCAGTTTCACCATTGTCTATCATATTAACCACGTGTTTGACTGGTATTGTTTTAGCTGGGTATATACCGCCTACCATTTCTTTGTCAGCCTTCATGAGCTTAACTATGTGTTCTGGACACCACTGGATATCAGCATCAATAAACATTAAATGTGTACTATCTCCCGCTAAGAACTTTGCCGCTAAACTGTTACGTCCGCGGTTAATATTGCTTTCGTTACTTAATGTATCAATAGTAAATGGAATAGGACCATTTTGTAATGCCATTATAGTCCATTGTATGTAGCCTTGAAAACATGTTTCCGTAATTTGGCCACCGTAACATGGAGTTGCAAAGTGTATCATTAATATTCCAATCTATTTAAAAGTTCTTGAATCCTACTAACCTTGGGTGCTAAGAATAGTTTTTGATTATGTTCTAAAGTTTCTTTAACGTGTTTTATTATATTAATCTGATCTTCGTCATTTCTTTGTTCTAAGCTGTAGATGCAATTAATTACTTCCTGCATTCGTTTCTGTGGATCTATTATTGTGTCATACTTCTCACGTATAACATGGCTAAATGTTTTGTATCCTAAATGGTGCAATAATTTAAGACTGCTAGAATTGCCAGCTATAACAAATGGTTGTAAGTTAAGTATACATTTAAAAGTTTTTTCTGTCAAGAAAACTGTTTCCTGATCAAAATGTGTTTCTGCTATTAACTGCCAGTAACTATCTGTAAAGTGTGGTTTATGTATGTACTTGTGATTATTGTGCTCAGCTGTTGTTAAATCGTCACACTTATAGGGTATGTTTAAGCTAAATGCAGCATATGCTTCTAGTAAATTACTCCTGGATAACTGCCAGTTATCTAAACTATCGTCATCAACACTGGGAGTTTCATACTTGTATCCAGTGTAGCTAAATTGTGCATCCTGCAAGCATCCAAGATCATAAAGAACACTAGCAAGTACTCTGCGCCATACTTTATCAGCACGGTTTAAATATGTAAACTTATAAGGTCTTGATTCAAGACTAATATCCTTTACCCATTCCTTATTTTTTAAGTGTAACATCCTGTAATATAATTCATCATCAGGAAAGAATCTATAAGGTCCAACACCGTCAATTGCTGCATTAGCAGTTACGAATATTACATTGTCAGGATTAATCTTGTGTTTAGTTATTAAATAATTAAGTTGTTTGTCAATGCCGCTGTTTTCAACATTGTCACCTTCACTGTAGTAAAACAAAAACTTAAAGTCGCCTTGTTTAAGTTGTTGTAAGCTATCTGGTTCCATTAAACTAAAATAGTCTATCTCTGGATCAAAGAAGTTTAAGTTAACTGGATAGTATGCTGGTGAATCATAATTTCCACTCACTAAAGAACATCTGAACGGCACCTTGTCCAGTATACAATACTTTAAGAATCGGAACTCGTAGCTAAATGGAGGATTAATACACAAATCGTACCAAGCATCTGAACCAGGTTCAATCGACAGGTCTTTTATTAAATTTGGAATATATCCATGTTTGCTACGGTTATCAAATAACCATGTAATCATGTGTCTACTTAGTGAGCTAGATAAATGTTATTAATAGTTCCGGCAGTGAACCCACTAACGGCAATTCGTATCCAGGTATAGTTGCCAGTAAAGTTATTAAGGTAACTATCTGTTATAGCACTACTTCCGTCACTAGTAACTATACTTTCAATATCAACCCAGTCTGTGCTAACTGGAGTTCCTGCTAGTGTGCCTTGTATTTTAACTGTGCCAATAAGTCCAGTAACACGGGTCTGTACTGTATGTACTCCGTCTGCAAAACCATAGTAGCCATCGCCTTTAACGTCAGCACTTTCAAAAGTAGTACTACTTCCGTCATAGTTACCTTGCTCCGTGCCAAAGGTTGTTGTAGTTAAAAGTGTAACTGTGGTTGTTGCTGACATTATGCGCCTTCTTTAATTACTTCTACTAGTTTATCTGGACCAGTAAGTTCCTGGATAACTGCTTCTAAATTTGCTGACATTTCACTGTCTAGCATAGTAACAGGATCTTCACCGTCTCTTAACAGCTTACTGATCTTGATGACAACCATTTCTTCATTGAGTTTTGCCATATCATACTCCTTAACAGTAGTATTTATGAGTTATTTGTTTTCCCAAACGGCATTTTCCCTCATAGGATTGGCTGGATCACGCCCCATCCAATTACCCCATTCTTCATAATAATGGCGCATACCTACTTCATCGTGAATAGTGTCGTTCTCTTTTCTTCCATGTAGAACATGGCGATGTTCTGTGCCAGGAGCCATTGAGACTCCTTGACCTTGAATACCAATCAAGTCTTCATGCAAATTGCGACCAAATGGCCCCCAAATTGTGTTATGGTGTTTAATACGTTCTGCCCGTTCTTCTGGTGTATCCTTCTTTAAACCAAATCCACGAAACTCGATCATAACCTTGTTAGGCGCAAGTGGTGTAACAATATCGGTACGTAACGCACTTCCACGCAAGTTAACATTCATACCTGGAAACAAATCTACCATGTACCATTGATTGGGTGGAAGTGTAGGAAAACTTAACGCTCCCCTATCTGCACCATCAAACTTATCGTACTGGACTTCAAAACTTCCCACGTTTACATGGCCGTTTGTAAATCCTGTATTTTTACGTGCAAAGTATTCTTCGTTAAACCCGGTAACCCGATTAAAGTAGTGCATATAATCGTGATAAAACTCACTGTTCGTATCATGCCATAGTTTATAGTTACTTCCTATAATACCCTTATGATAATGAAATACCTCCAGTGGTTCTGTATCCAATGCTTCTTGAATACAGTCAAATGCACCAGCCGCCCATTGTTCTACATCCATAGTGGGAGCAGGGTCAAGAGTTACCCACACCATACCACCATACTTGACTTCACAATGTAGCTTTTCGCATTGAGCAAAGACTTCTTCTGGACTTCCATCCAGTGTTCCCGATACGCTTAAATTGTAGTCATGCTTAAACGCATAAGTATCTTCTTTTCCCTTTACCATGAGAACCTTTTCACCGGCAATAGATGAATTGCGGTAGTCTAGTTCATTTGGTATTTCTGATTCATGACATAGAGGTATCCAGACTTTCTTAAAAATCTTTTCCTGTTCCTCATAGTGAATATCCCAGTCACTGTATATACGAGAATCTACGTAGTCTACAGTAGGTTTTTTTAACCACTGGGTGTGTTTACGTGCTGGCATGTAAGTTCTCCAACCATATTTATGCTGATATCTTTGGTTTGCGACCTCGCTTTTTATAAACCTTTGCAGAACCGTCTGGCTTAATATTATAGCTTTTTGCAAAACGATCAGGCGCCATTCCTTCAATATCAATGATAGCGTCTGCTTTAATTGATGGCTCCCAGTGTACATCTTTAATGGCAGTATAGTAGCCTTTATGAAATCCCACGGACCGGATATTGGCTCGAACAATTGTTTCAGTGTTAATAAGTTTACGTTGAACAAGAGTGTTAAATAGTTCGTTATGCATTATTTTTTTCTTTCTTATAAAAAGTTTCTTCAGTTACATGCTCGCCGAATGCAAGCAAAAATAAGTTCTTAAGATCTAGGTCGTTAAATCTCCATGTAGTAGAGCTCCATGTTTTGTCTCTAAGAGGTGGTTTCCAGCTTGAAAAAGGTAGTCGTTCTATCGTTTCAACGTTTAATTCATATCTGCTTTCTCTATTTAACCATATAGCATCCTGGTTATTTTCCCAAAAGCCTTTTAAGGTTTCTTTTTTTACATTTCTACCAAGTTTAACTTCATATGGGAACTCTGGCTCAGTTTTTCTAAGTTTTACATTCGGCGGAATGTCTGCTGGGAAATACCCTATGTCTACATAATCTTGGTCAGGATAACTTTCTATAAACTTTTCCATTAGTTCCAGGTTATCTGCGTATATGTTTATTTTATTGCGCTCCCGTCTCATATGCATATCATTAAGATCTACTGCAACACGCATCTCTCCAAGTGTATTAAAATATTCAGTGGCATCTACTATACTCTGGATATAATAAAACCCTAGTCTATAATTGTATTTCTTATAAAACTTTCTATCGTTTTTGTGAATGCGTAAATTAAGTCGCGACGCTAATGTGTTTAACTTTCTTGGGCTCATTGTTGTTTCCGTTTCTTATTATCTTTAGCAACAGGCCGTTTTTATCAACCCTTACCTTTATTTTACAGCCTTTTAGCGAAGAGTCAACCACTATCTCCTTGCTAATTGGCACACGTAACAATCTATCAATAGTCCTAGCAACGGGCCTTGCGCCCATTTTTTCGTTAAATCCACGATCTAGCAAGAAGTCTACACTAGGCTCGTCTATACTTAAACCAATGCCTTTTTCTTGTAATTGATTCTGTAATTCTTGTACAAATTTAATAACAATCTTACGTTTGGTAATGCTATTGAGCTTTTCAAACTTGCACACTGCATCAATGCGATTTCTAAACTCAGGACGGAAGAATTCCTGCAGAGCTTTATCATCTTCACCAGTTTTCTCTAGGCTACCAAATCCGATGCTGTTTTTTTCCATCTCACTTGCGCCTAAGTTGCTGGTCATAATAATAATAGTGTTCCTAGCATCTACACGTTTGCCGTTAGATGCTGTAATGTAACCCTCATCCATTAGCTGTAGTAGAACATTAGTAACATCTGGATGAGCTTTTTCTATCTCATCAAAAAGTATCACGCTATTTGGTGATCGTTCAATGTCACGTATTAATAAACCACCGCCTAGTGTACTGTCATCATAGCCCACATATCCTGGAGGTGCGCCAACAAAACGTGCTATACTGTGACGTTCCTGATACTCGCTCATGTCGTAGCGCAGTAAGTCCATGGTTAGGTTAGTGCTAAGTTGTTTAGCTAGCTCAGTTTTACCAGTTCCAGTTGGTCCAAGAAACAAGAACACTCCAATTGGTGAGTTGCCTGTGGATAAACCTGCCTTACTAACGTAAACTTTTTCCATTACTTTGTCTATAGTAACATCCTGCCCATACAATTTGCTTTTAATTCTATCAATTGCACTCTCTATGTTTACGCCTTTTTCAGCAGTATCAGACAACTGATCCAGGGGAATATTGGTCATCTTACTGCATTCTAGTTCGATAAGTTCTTTGGTAATGTTTGGATTTTTGGTTTCCATTCTACGCTGTCTAGCACAAGCTGAATCAATTAAGTCAAATGCCTTGTCAGGTAAACGCTTGTCTGTCATAAATCTAACACTTAAATCTACTGCACTGGTTATTGCATCTGGAGAAATAGTAGCATTATGAAACTCTTCATAATATTTGGCAGTGCCAGAAAGGATCTTTTTAGCAAGGTCTGGCGTGGGCTCATCAACTGTAATACGATAAAAACGCCTCATTAGCGCACGGTCTTTTTCAAAACTTTCGTTATATTCTTCCCAGGTAGTACTTGCAATAACTTTAAGTTTACCACGGCCTAGATAAGGCTTTAACATGTTAGCAAAGTCTGTGCCGCCTTGGCCGCCGGTACCTGCACCTTTCATAGTATGTGCTTCGTCAATAAACAGCAAACACTTGCCTTTAGTAATAAGAGCTTCCATAACTTCTTTAATACGTTCTTCAAACTGACCACGATACTGTGTGCCAGCAAGTAGTATGCCAATGTCTAAGTTATAAACAGTATGATCTTTTAAGTATTTAGGAACAGTGTTACTGGCAATTTTAATAGCCAATCCTTCTGCAATTGCAGTTTTACCAACACCTGGATCACCTACCATTAACACGTTGCTTTTATTACGGCGTGCCATTGTTTGGCAAATATCGTCTAGTAAATCGTCTCTGCCAATAGCAGGATCAATCTTTTCTTCCTTGGCTAACTCCGTAAAGTCCTCGCAATATTCAGCAAGTACTTTTTCATAATATTTGCTAGCTTCCCTGCTAGCTATATCTTTGATCATATGTTTTTGGATATAATTAGCAAACTCTTCCTTTTCGATTCCATACTTCATTAAGAAGTAACTGCTCATAGTGTTAGTCTCTGACATGAGGCTTAAAAAAATATCAACCATAAGCAATTCTTCTCTGCCACTGAACAGGACCTGAGTATATGCACGATTAAAAATTCTATCTAAACTATGTGTTTTTACAGGATGTTCACCAACAACTAAATCCTTAGGAATTTTATTGGAAACAAACACCTGTATTTCTTCAATTAACTGCAGAGTATTAATTCCAAAATTATCTAACGTGCTGACAAGATCATTATCAGTGAGCATCACAAATAAGACATGCTCACTAGTAATGTACTTACTAGAATGACTTGCTGCTAATTTACGAGATTCGTTAATTAGTTGATCTATTTTTTTACTGCTTTGCATTATACTTCTTTTATCCGCCTTACAATATTTAACTGTTCTGGTCGTAAGTTTTCCGGGATTTTAACGTTTATCTCAACAACTAAGTTTCCCCGCAACTTATCGTTGCCTGTTTGATACAATCCTTGTTGTTTTAAACTAAAATGAGTACCACTCTGAGTAGCTGGAGGTATAACTAAATTTAATGTCTTACCTTGTAAATTTAGTATCTGAACTGTAGTACCTAATATAGCGTCAAAACAATCTATTGTATGATTGGTGTATATATTATTATCGTCTACCCTAAATTTACTTGGAACATGGTTTATATTAACATATAAATCGCCTGGTGTCAAGTGTGATATGCTACTATCTCCCAGTCCTTCATATTTAATCTTTATGCCATGCTTTGCGCCAATTGGTATTGTAATTTGTACTAAGTGACGTTGGCCGTTAATATGTTTAACGCTTACGTCTTTTTTCTGCTCTATTAGAGTATCTTCTAACTTACAAGTATAGTCAATGTTTAAATCTTTGTTACGTGTTTGTCTAGTATACTGTCTTTTTTGTACAAATGGACTGTCTCCCTGAGAATGGCCACCAAAGTGGGCATTCATGTCATTAAAGATATCAGTGAATATATTATGCTGTCTGCCATTTATATTAACGTGTATATTGCCTGTGTTAGGATTAATACTATGATCGTATTGCGCTCGTTTATTAGCATCCATAAGGATTTCATATGCTTCGCTGATCTGTCTAAATTCTTCTGGATCACCGCCCGTGTCAGGATGCATCTTCTTTGCCCTAAGGCGAAATGCTATTTTAATTTCGTCAGCTGATGCTCGGCGATCTACCCCGAGTAACTCATAGTAATCCATACATATAATTATACACTAAAAATCAAGGTAATAAAATAATTATTTTTTTGAGCTTTTGCCACCGCCGCCAGATCCACAATATAGTCCAAACCATGCAGCACCTGCGCCTACAATAACAGATATAAAGGCACTTTGGGCGTTAGTTGGATCAGGTAGAGACATGAACCATTCTGTTGTTCTGTAGAACATAACGCCATACAATGTGATCAGTAAACGAGGCCAGATTCTCCATTTGTCGATTGCTTCTGCATGTGCTTGATTGTACCAGCTAGTCTGCTCAACCTCTGTGGTACTACGGTCAACCTCAACTATGGTTACACCTTCCTTATCCAAAGCCATTCTTCAACTCCTCAATTTTTTCAGTATTTGCTTTAATATGTTGTTTGTTACTAGTAGGAGTATGATCGAATATAACTTTTTCTATTTTAAGAAATGCAATACGTTCGTTAGGAACATAACGCCAAACATAATCACCTTCTAACGGACCAGCATCTTTTGTAACACCAAATACTGTTTGTGTTATCCCAATTTTTACAATAAGAGCCCTTTCGCCATCAACTAAAACATGATCGCCTTCTTGAAATTGTTTATTCATAGAAAATGCAATACCTTTACTCAATTTGGTTGCAAAATCCTTTATCATAAATCCTATGATAACAATCATAACCATACCAATATAAGGTAAAAGAAATTCAGTTATTTCTAATGCCGCCACGCCCGGCGTAGGTATATCCATCACTTGCTCCTTCCTTTATTTAGTCAAAAAAAGGGGGCTTTTAACCCCCTCTTTCCTTAAAATTTAGCCGACATTTTGAACTCTGGATATGTTGTTACCCCTAATTCTTCTATATCTGATCCTTCGTGTTCTTCTTTTACACTAACACGAATTCCCATTGTTTTCTTAACTATAAAAACAAATACACTTGTAGTTACAAATGTAAAACCAGCTATAGCACCAATGCCTGCAAGTTGAGCAAGAATTGTTGCATCAGCATTTGTTAAGGGCACTGCTAATACGCCCCATATGCCTACAACACCATGCACACTTATAGCACCCACTGCGTCATCAATCTTTAACTTATCTAAACCAATAATACTAAAGTAAACGATAACACCGCCTATAGCACCAATAATAGTTGATACCATAGCACTACCACTGAGTGGGTCTGCTGTAATAGCAACAAGACCAGCAAGTGCCCCGTTGAGTGCAAGTGTTAAGTCTGTTTTGCCCGTGAGTACTTTTGCAACAATCATTGTTGCCAGTAATCCACCGGCCGCCGCAAGGTTTGTGTTAACAAATATTTGCGCTACTGCATTTGCATCAGCAAGTGTGCTTAATTTTAACTGTGATCCACCGTTAAAACCAAACCAACCCATCCATAGGATCCATGTGCCTAATCCTACTAGTACTAAGTTGCTACCCATTATAGGTTGTGGCTTTCCGTCTTTGCTATACTTGCCTTTGCGTGGACCCAATTGTAAAACAACTGCTAATGCAGTGGCTCCACCAAACATATGCACAATACCTGAACCAGCGAAGTCGCTAAATCCAAAATCGCTAAGCCAGCCTCCACCCCAACTCCAGCTTCCTTGGATAGGATAGATAACTCCTGTTACAACTACTGCAATAACTAAGAACGCCCACAACTTCATACGTTCTGCAACTGCTCCACTTACAATACTCATTGCTGTTGCAACAAATACTAGTTGGAAGAAAAAGTCACTTAATTTTGAATAATAGTTATCTGCTGTTGCTGCTTTGTGGTCACCACCCACAAACAAATCGCCTGGAGTGCCATACATAATGTTATACCCTATAAAGAGGAACATAATACATGCTACTCCATATAAAGCAAAGTTCTTCATTACAATTTCACTTGCGTTTTTTGTACGTACCATGCCAGCTTCTAGCATAGTAAAGCCTGCTGCCATCCACATGACTAACACGCCACTGAGTAAGAAATAAAATGTATCTAGGGCATAATGTAATTCACTCATAATGCGTTCTCCCCAGTTTCTCCTGTTCTTACTCTTACCATGGTATCAATTGGTGTTGTCCAAATTTTACCATCGCCTATTTTTCCTGTTTTCAAAACTGCGGATAGACACTCGATCACTAACTCTACTTGATTGTCAGCTACTGCCATTTCTAACCTAATTTTTGGGAGGAAATCTATTGTGTATTCTGCCCCACGGTATAATTCCGTGTGACCTTTTTGTCTACCATACCCTTTTGCTTCAGAAGCTGTAAGCCCATAGATGTTTATACCTTCCAGAGCTTCCTTAGCCTCATCCAGCTTGAAGGGCTTGATGATTGCTGTTACTAGTTTCATAATGTATCCTTTCATTGTGAGTACTCCTGACTCACAAAACTAGGGTGGCAATACTCTTGATTGCCACCTTTACTTATGATTAAAATTTATAGGAATAGTTACAGCACTGCACCAATAACATTCTTTAACGCCATTACGGATGTTACAAAGTTATTTTTCATATCTAAATTGTCACTCGCTTCATCTAATTGATCTGTACGTATTAGATCTTCTAATAATTCTGCAAATTCATCATCTGAAATATCGCCTGCTTCATGTTGACTGTGCAAATCTAATACAATACCTGCACGTTCTTTTGCCCAATCTGGTCCATCGTCCATAAGAGCTTTAAGATCTTCTATTGCTTTATCCATTATAAGTCATACCTTCCTAATACTGATTTTGCACTGTCTTTGCTCTGCTTAATTAGTAATTTTTTCTTAATCTCGCAATATGCTACACTGCCCTGCTTTTCACCACTGCTACGTTTATAAAATTCTAGTACAGTCTTTTGCATAGGTGCAATTAATTTAATTACGTCACGTTGTAACCAGCCTTTGCTTTTACTGTACAGCTCAAACCACTGTAAGTCATCTTTCATGCTCTTAACCTGAGGTAAGTGTGGTTGTTTACAATCTAAATTAGTAGACTTTACATACATATCCACTATACGTGCGCTTTGGTTATCATCCCAAAAACTAGGAATAGCATCTGATAATGCACATCCCGATACTAAGATAGCTATTAACCCTGCTGCTAAAATTTGTTTCATATTGCTTATCCTAATCTTTCTTTTTATTACAACTATCACAACTACAGCTCTGACATATAACTAGCATACCTAGACGGTTTCCCCATGCATTATTGGTTTCTTCAGTCAGTCTAGTACCACAATGACTGCCATGTCCGCAATTTCGACATGAGTTGTTAGTTCCGGTATTAAGCCCTAACTGAGTCCCACCATTTATACTAGCCATTTTAATTAAATAACTTTTTCAAAAACCCTGGAGTACTATCAGTTTTTTCCTGTGTTTTCTTCCATTCGTCGTTATTTTTTATCATTTGATCGTTGGCTTTATTAACAGCCTTGTCAGCTTCTTTATAGTAGTTTTCATATGCTAGGATAATTGTTTTTTGTTGTTCTATATATGCACGTATGTCACTTAAAGTAAGACCAAGATTTGCATAACCCTGATCATTAAGTGCAAACAAAGTTACTGGACGTCCGTCTTTCTTTAGTTTTGCCATAACGTCTTTAAAGTTTTCATGATTGACTATTAGCCATTTTATTTTACGTTGTTGGAGATCTAAAACGTCTGCTTGAGGCAGATTTAACTTAGGCATATCTACAGGTTTACTGGATATTTCAAGTACTCTAGGAGTGGAACTGCAACCGCTAATTAGCAGTGCGACTAGGCATAAGCCAAGGACACTCACTGTTGAACTTCTGGCCTGTTTTAGCATTTTTCTCTTTCTCCGTTAATTTAGCACCACTTTCTAGCTCAAAACAACGTAGTACTTTTATACTAGCACTGTTAATTATTTTTTGCACTGGTCCTGGTTTGTTCTCTCCAAGTTTTCCTAGATCATGTCTGCCTAATTTTTTTGATAGAATGTTATTATTTTTTCTACTTGCTGCAAAATCTTCGTTTACTTCTTGTAATTGCTGGGAAACTCGTTGGAGATTTTCCTGTATAGCTTTAGTAGCGGCTTCCGCTGTTTTAGCGGCCTGTGTAGCTTTTGCTTCATTAGCCACTAATATACGCATGGTTTTTTGAGTATCAGTGTAATACCAATATCCAATTCCAGCCATTGCGGCCATAACAATCATCATTACTCCAACGAGTTTTAAGCCCATAATTAATCCCAGGTTTTATTAATATTATCGCCACTGATAGTGAGGTAATATTTGTTGCCTGCGTCGTTTAACCCATGTTTTACAGAGTGTCCTGCTGGAATACCCTGACTAATAACCTTTGTAATGTGGCCATGTGCATCGTCCCAGCCATGTGCGATTGTACGATCTTTACTTGCCCACCAAGTATCAATATTTGTTTCAGTAATGGTGCCTACTGGGTCAACACCGTGTCCTGTTCTCCAATTTGCCATTTATTCTTGCTCCTAATGGTTGTTTTTCTAATGTTACTCACTGCATAACGTTTATTGACTGGGTTGTCTTAAACATATTTATAGCATTTACGCTAGAGCTCGCATCCGTTTAACTAATCTTTCAGCTCGGTTAGTTACTTGTTTGTACCATCCCGAGTCAACCATTTCATCTGCTGCTTGATTCCAATCCCTTGCGTCTACTCCACGCTTCATTCCTTTAAACTTGCTTAGTCTTGGACGACCCATGTTAAACATCATGTTAGCAATAATTAATTGTACTTCTTCTGGTAACTCGTCAAAGTCTGAATAAAGTATATTACAGTCTTTTAAAACTATTTCGCAGTCGCTTTGGAACGCTTCTGTAACACGCTCCTCGGTTACTGGCGTGTCGTCTGCTTGTCCATATTCTGGATCTGATTCTAGTATTAAGTGGCCAATGCCAAATGTAGGATAACCTAGATGGTCTTTGTATACAGCGTAAACTACGCCTTCGTCAACCTCTAGATCTTTTTGTAGTTGCTCTAAGTTCATGTGTGTCGCCTTTCTTTCGTGGAGTTCTAGCAATATTAAGCATGCTTTCTAACATGCTTTCACTAGCTTTAGCTTGACGGTATTTTCTTGGACTTAATGGAATATGTGTAATCATATTCTGTTTAGTTAACTGGTACTTGGGATCACGTCGTGTTCCCTGGTAATACTTCATGACCCAGTCTTTAGATTTTATTCCTGTGATGTTTTCTAGATCACCAATAAGGCTCATAAATTTTTCTGGAAAATAGTTTCTGCGTTCTGCCTCTACAAATACTAGATACATGCTAGGTTCTTTTTCTCCTGCACTTGTTTCTGCATCCAAGAGCCAGGAATAACCTTTTTCTAGGAAACTCTCTAAGTCTTTAGCAGCATCTTGTCCCATAACCATAAAACTTACTACCACTACTTGATCGTCTTTGCCCATCTTGGGAGCAAACTCATCAAAGTGAACTTTAGCCTGTACTCTGTCCTGTAGATCGTTTGATTCTAAACCTTCTGTAACCTGCATTATTATGCTCCAGGTGCCATAGTTTGATCGACACTCTGATTTGCTGTCATGTCGTTTAAGTCTTGGTCATAAGCATTTTCAAGTTCACTTAGATCAATATCACGACCTTCTAATTCAACAAATCCTTCTTGGGTGTCTTTAACAAGTTCTGATGGCATTTTAATTTTTACCAACCAAACTGGATCTTCTTTCATTTTAGGCTTTTTAGTGCCAGGCCTGAAGTCGCCGTAGTCTTCTACCTTAACTGGAGTCGATAACTTGTCTTTTTTGTACTCTACTATAGCTTTGTATCCTAGTAGTCTTTTTCCACCGTCCGGGTCAGGCATCATTTTGTTCGGATACATAAATGTGCATTCTACCCAGTGTTTGTGTTTTATTGGCCCTTCAACAAGTTCTCCTCGCTTCCAGTTTTTAAAAGCATACATATCAACTTCGTCTAATACTCGTTCAAAGTCCATGAGTAGTTCTAAACTAGACTCGCTCATGTAAATCTTCTTGGTATTTTCTACAATTTTTTTAATGTCCATAGTGGTGCCACCTATATATAGTTATATTTATACATCGTTGGACTATGTAGTAAATTCTCTTGTATAAATATATTTATTAATAGTAGCATATTATATTAACAAGGCCAATACCAATAAATGACAGTATTAGTAGCAGGTGGCGATAGTTTTACCTATGGTAATGAACTAGCAGACTGCACCACACAACAACCTAGCGAGCTTACCTGGAGTGCTTTTTTAGCACATAAACTGGGTATGAAGTACATGTGTGTAGCACAGGGCGGATGGAGTAATCCGGCTATTGCTAGAAATATTATTAACACTGTAAGTTCTTTAGATAAACGTAACATAGATCATGTCGTAGCTGTTATGTGGAGTTTCCCTACACGTTTTGAATTTAAGTTTAACTATAACACTCTAGAAAAAGATAGTCCTTGGTATAGCATAACACCATGGACTCATGAACGAGATCAAAATGTTATACTAGAGGCATTTCAAAATTTTGCACAGGGTGTTTTTTCTCATTATAAGAAACAACAGCTAGTTGCTCAGTCTACCGGTCTAGCAGACTTTAGTGAGATGTATTACAAGCACGTGGGTAATAATGAATCCTGGGAGACGTATAGTACTCTTAAAGAGATAGTTTATCTTCAAGACTGGTTAAAACAACGTAATAAAAAATATATTTTTACCTATGTAGATGAATGTATATTTAACCAAAATGTCCCCTGGGACGCGAGTACACAAAATTTGTATGATAGTTTGGATCAGAATAATTTCTATCATTTTCCAGGATTCTTTAAATGGGCAGCAGACAATGGCTATCCTTTTTATACTACTCATCCAGCAGAGTCTGCCCATACAGATTTTATTAATAAACTTTTTTATGGCTTTGCAGAGCAGAAACTCAAATAGCATGCTATAATGGCTAGACCGGCGTATTAAATACTTTTGAAAGGAGGGCGGATGCTCTCAGTAAAATCAATGGTATTTGTCCTCGACTTTCTAACAGGAGGACTAGTAAATGAGTCGAAGGACAAAACACAAGCCTAAACATACTCAAGACAATCAAAATATCATTAATATTAACGAATATATTCAGCGCAAGAACAAAGTGGTTCTTGTACCCCGTAATCTTAACCAAGAAACATACATTACCAAATTACTTGATCCAAGTAACGTAATTGTTTTTGGCGTAGGACCAGCCGGAACTGGTAAAACTATGCTCGCGGTACTAGCCGCAATTAAAGCATTAAAAGATGGTAGTATTAATAAGATTGTGATTACACGCCCAGCAGTGGGAGTGGACGATGAGAAGCACGGCTTTCTACCTGGAGACCTTAACAGCAAAATGGAGCCATGGACCAGGCCTATTTTTGATGTAATACAAGAATACTATGGACCAAAAGAAATAAAAACAATGATAGACGAGTCAGTAATTGAGATTTCACCACTAGCCTTTATGCGTGGTCGAACATTCAAAAACGCTTTTATTATTGCAGACGAAATGCAAAACGCAACACCAAATCAGATGAAAATGTTACTAACACGAATTGGAGACGAAAGTCGCATGGCAGTTACTGGCGATATTCAGCAAACTGATCGCCAAGAATCACAGAATGGTTTAATTAATTTTGGTAACTTATATTATAAATATAGTCAGAGCCAATATATTCAATTTGTTAAGTTCCAGAACACAGACATTGAAAGACATCCTGTGGTCACTGAAGTGCTGTCTATATATGGCGATAAATAATTTATATAAACATGTTTAAAGGAGGCCGTAATGGCTAGTTATAAAATTGCACTAAAATTGCACCAGGATCAATATGGTTCTGAAGATGCTAAAGTTAAAATTACAGTAGATGAAGTAGATCTTGTAGCTGAGCATACAGTTACACCTACTAGTGCAGCTATTGCTACATTTGATTGGACTAGCTCAAAAGAGCCAAACGCTGATGGAAGTGTTACTGCAAAAGTTAAAGTTACGCTACTAAATGACTTGTATGTAGACGGCGAGGGCGACAGAAACGTCCACTGGACTGGCTTTGGATATAACGAAGCTGCTGATGACGACAAGTTCTATAGTCAAACATTAACGCATGATGGCGGCGATCCAGGATCATGGGCATCAGGAGATACTGTTGAAATTTCTGATTGGACTGCCGAGGATAGTTATAATTGGTCAGGCGCTCAGACTGTTGCTACTGACAGTGATGGTTACAGCGACGCATTTGCAGCCGCTTATGATGCAAGCCAGGGCTGGTATACCATGGGAGTTACTACAAATCAAGTAACTTGCACAATGAAGCTAATAATGGCAGGAAAAGCAGTTAAGTACGCATAACGCTAGTTACACTATATCAATATTAATATTAACTGGGTTGCCTGTCACAAGAGTGTAAATATCAGCCCAGTTCTTAACAAATGGTGCCACGCCTTCATAATGTAAATTGAAGGCGTGTTCCATTATAACTGCTTTTAACCCCATGTTAACGCCAACTTCAGCATTGGCTGGTTTGTCTTCTACCCAAAGTAATCCAGTGTCGCGATATTGCTCTAGAACAACATCTTTGTCTGCACCAGTGTCTAAGTAGATAAACTTTTCAAAAACGTTGCCAAACAGTTTTTCAAGGTTTTTAGTGCGTAATCGTTGTGCATTGGGATTTTTACTTAGACTAGTAATAACATGGAATTTATATCCCAAATTACCCAGTAGCTTTACGTAATGCTGAGAATCACGTAATGCTGGCAAATAACCAATCGTCGCACTTTCATTAAAAAAACGAACTAATTTGCTTGCTTCGTTCTTGTCTATATCAAAGCGTTTTCCAATATTGTAGATAAAATTACCATTCTCGATCATTGTATGACCGTGTTCTTCCATCCACGTTCCGAAAGCGTATTCCCAGTTCAGCAATACACCATCAACATCTGTTAAAATTATTTTTTCCATACTTAATATTAGCATATATAGAATACATGTCAATCGATAGTTATATGATGGAGCTCATTTCACAGTACTGGCATCAGATTCTTTTTCTTATTGGTGCAATAGTTGTAGCTGTTAAGTTACAATCTGAAGTAAAAAACCTTCGTAAAGACCTAGACGACTTAGAAAAACGTGACACATACGTTGAGACAGTAAGGCTCAGAGCTGAAGTGGACGTTGTTAATAAACAAATAGGTTCGTTGTGGGACTTTGTTAATAAATTACGTGATAAGTTTAATAATGGCGGGCATTAGTCAAAAAAATAACCCCCTAAGGGGCTATTTTTCTTCGGGGACAACATAGCTTCTGCGCCGTTGTTTATTAATGACTCCACAAGAGGTCGTCTTCCGTTCTTCCCAATAGACCTTGCCTTCCAGAGCAACAAGCCATATTTTGGTTCTCTGAGAAGCCCTGCTTCTCGCCT